TAGAAAACATCTTTACATTCAAAGAGGATATTCACATTGATGAGATAAACAAAGTTCAGTACCTAGAAGATAAATGCGAAAAGCTACAATCACAATTAGACCTTCCATTGGTTAAACTGGTTAAGAGAATACCTAAACACAGAGAGGAAGAGCATTAACATTTGTCAGAAATTTAGTCAAGAGCTTTGAATGGAAATACAATGAAAAAGAAATTGTTGAATGATACAAGAAGATTACAAAGTTAAATCTATAAAGACAGAGCTTTGTAAAGAATGGTTATTGTATAAACATTATGCTAAAAGAATACCATCAATCTCTTATGCTTTCGGATTATTTGAGGGTGATGTTTTGCAAGGAATATTGACAATAGGTAAACCTCCATCTCCATCTCTTTGTGTTGGTGTCTGTGGTGAACATAATTCTAAATTTGTTTATGAGTTGAATAGACTTTGCGTAAATGATGATTTAAAAAAAAACGTATTAAGCTATTTTGTTTCTCAATGTTTAAAAAAATTAAATAACATTATTTTAGTAAGTTATGCAGACACATCAAAAAACCACAATGGTTATATATACCAAGCTACCAACTGGATATACACAGGACTTACTTCTAAACGAACAGAGAGGTATAATATAGATAATCCTAATATGCACAGTAAGTCAGTCACAAAAAATAAAAATCTTAATTATCAAGATTTAGCAGTAAGAGAAAGACCACAGAAACATAGATATATATTTTTTATTGCAAGTAAAAAACAAAAAAAAAGATGGAATAGAGAGCTGAATTATCCTGTATGTGACTATCCAAAAGGACAAAATAAAAACTATGATGCTAGTTATAAACCAACGACTCAGACAGAACTATTCTAAATTTGCATTTTAATTACGTTATATAAATAGATTGAATAAACAAAAAGGATTCAATTATGGATAAGAGAAAAAACAACGGAGGTGCTAGAGATGGCGCAGGAAGACCTAAGAAGGTAGATGAGGCTAAGCTAATTGAAAAGCTAGACAATCTAATAGACAACGATAAGGTCATTGAGAAGCTGGGCGAGATGGTTATGAAGGGAGATAGCAGAGCTATGAATTTGTACTTTGGTTATCGCTATGGTAAGCCAAAAGAATCTGTGGACATTACTTCAGACGAGGGAATAAACATTAGCTTTAGGGAGCTAATAAATTTCAAGTGATTGAGGTAAACAAAAAATACTCACCTATTGCCACAGACGATTCTCGGTATTTCATTATAACTGGAGGTAGAGGTTCAGGAAAGTCTTTTAGTGTTAATCTGATGCTTGTGCTTCTGACGTATGAAGCTGGGCATACTATCCTGTTTACCCGGTACACTTTAGCCTCTGCCTATATATCTATCATTCCTGAATTTATCGACAAGCTAGAAACCTTAAATATATTTAGTGACTTCAGAGTAACGAAAGACGAAATACGAAATAAACGCTCAGGAAGCAAGATTGTATTCAAGGGAATCAAAACATCATCAGGAGACCAAACAGCTAATTTAAAGTCATTGCAAGGTGTTACAACTTGGGTGATGGATGAAGCAGAAGAGCTGATGGATGAGGACATCTTTGACAAGATAGATTTATCAGTCAGACAACAAGACAAAAGAAACAGGGTCATGCTGATTCTAAACCCAACCACTAAAGAGCATTGGATATATAATAGATTCTTTCAAGACAAAGGAGTTCAGGAAGGATTGAATACATCTAAAGGAAACACAACATACATTCACACCACATACAAAGACAACCTAGAGAATCTATCAGAGAGCTATATACAACAGATAGAAAACATAAGACAACGCAGACCTGAGAAATACAAACATCAGATGCTTGGAGGTTGGTTAAGCAAAGCAGAAGGAGTTATATTCAATAACTGGAAGGTAGGTCAATTTAAGAAAGTTGGTGTTTCTGTCTTTGGACAAGACTATGGATTTGCTTCAGATGAAAATACTTTATGTGAAACCAATATAGATTCAACAAATAAAATCATCTATCTAAGGGAATGTTTTTATATCAAAGGACTAACCACATCTCAGATAGCTGACTTAAACCTTAAACACGCTAAGACAGACCTTATTGTAGGAGACTCAGCGGAGCCTAGATTAATATCTGAGGTAAAAGCCAAAGGATGTAATATCGTGCCTTCAATCAAAGGACAGGGTTCAATCACTTATGGCATTAGCTTACTCCAAGACTATGACCTTATAGTGGAAGAGAATAGTATCAATCTAATTAAGGAGCTGAACAACTATTGTTGGTTAGAGAGAAAATCAAACACACCCATAGACAAATGGAATCACGCATTAGATGGAATCAGATACGCTGTGTCATACCAACTTCAGAATCCTAACAGAGGCAAATACCACGTCAGCTAAGATAAGGTTGTAAAACATTTTGTGGATAACCCAAGATGTCGTATCTTGTAGACCTAACCAATTATAGTAACATGAAAAAGAAAATTATATGGACAGATGAATTAGTGCAACAATATGCCTACTTCTATTGTAGCAACCCTGATTGGAAAAATCACAAAGGGACTCCTAAATCAAAAGAAAAACTTAATAAGTTTAAAAATCATATCTCTGATGAATCAGAATTTATGCAAGGGGAGTTAGTTGTTAATTCAGAAAAGGAATCAGTAAAGACTTTATTATGGCAAGACTTTAGGCATGTTCCTGAATGTTATAATAAAACTGAAACACTTATAATTAAACAATCAAAATAAATAGGGGAGGGTAAAACCTCCCTTTTAAAAACCTAGCCAAGATGAAAAGACCTAGAACATTAGAAGATTACAAAGCATACGCCTTTGGCTTCACATTGATAATAGCCTTTTGTTTGTTTCCATTTGCTGGAACTGCACTTTTAAAGTATATATTTGGATTATGATAAAAGACACAGACGATTTATTATATACAAGCAACACCAAGATGATTATCGAATTATTAGACAAGTGGAGCAAAGCCAAACCAAATAACAAAGAACTGGTAGCAGTCATTGAAGCTTTTTGGGAAATAACTACCTATGTAGGCAGATTAAGAGTTCAAGAACAAGATGGGAGACTAGCTGTCTCAGATGCAAAATATATGACTAACTTAACCAAGTTAAAAATAAAAGAGATTCAAGAAATATTTAACACTTACAAAGTATGAGCTATATAGACATTGGAAATCCTTACCTGGTAGATTACGAAGGTGAATGCACAGAATGTGGAACACGAATAGAACAAGAATGGGGTGTTTGCTCTAGTGCTTGTCAAGAAGCCTCTGACAGATGAAACAATCACCAAAGTATTATCTAGGCAAGTATATGAAGATAGAAGCTAAGAACGTAGTATGGGACTTTCAAGATGACAACTACAACTTAGGGACTGCACTCACTTATATTATGAGAGCTGGGAAGAAACCTAACAACCCAATCACTCAGGACATAGCTAAAGCCATACATCATTTAGAGATGGAACTGGAGAATCAAATCTATATTGAAGAATTAAATAAGAGACACAAATTATAGTTTAGTTGCTTTTGGTTAGGCAATTTGGGTGGGCAGAAATGTCCGCCCTTTTTTATTAAATTAGTTCAAAGAAAATAAGTCTAAAAATTACGTTATATAATTATGAAGATTAAGGTTAACATACCAACATCATTATCAGATATCAAGCTATCTCAGTATCAAAAGTTTCTTAAAATACAAGAAAACAATGAAGATGAAAGATTTCTTCAGGCTAAGATGATTGAGATATTTTGCAATATGCCTCTTAAATCTGTCATGCAATTAAAATACAATGACACAAATGAAATCAGTTCTCTGCTCACAGATATGTTTGAGCAAAAACCTAAACTGGTAAGGAGATTTAAATTAGATGGTATTGAGTATGGTATGCACCCAAACCTTGATGAATTATCACTAGGAGAATACATTGACCTAGACACATACATAGGAGACTGGGAGAATATGGAGCGAGCTATGAATGTTTTATACAGACCTATTGAGAACACTTATAAAGAGAGTTACAATGTTCAGGACTACAAAACTGAGAGCTATCCAAACGCTTTACATATGCCAATGGATGCTGTGCTAAGTTCAATTTTTTTTTTGTGGAATTTAGGACTAGAATTATCGACAGTTATGATGAGCTATTTGGAAAGCAATCAGGACTTGGACTTGACAGAGTTTCTAGCTTCTCAGGAAAATGGGGTTGGTATCAATCATTATTTGGACTCGCTCAAGGAGATATTACAAGATTTCAACATATCACCAAATTAGGAATGCACGAATGTCTAATGATGTTATCATTTATGAAAGACAAAAACGAGCTAGAAGCTGAACAAATTAAAAGAAAGATAAAATGAGCAATAACGACAATCAAGCAATCAGAGGTTTTTATCAATTAACCGAAACGATAAAGACTCAGTTGCTAGGTGACCCTAATGTAAACACAGTAACAACAGGAGAGTTATCTGATGTCAATTTAAACAAGCAAGACATCTTTCCGATGTGTCATATTATTATTAATAACGTAACAGACGAGGAGCAAGTTCTCAGGTTTAACATTACAGTCTTAGCGATGGATATGGTAGACCAATCTAAAGAGGAAACGATTGACATATTCACAGGCAACAATAACCATCAAGACATTTTAAACACTCAACTTAGCGTATTAAATAAGCTCATTCAAGTATTAAGAATGGGTCAGTTGTTTACAGACAAATATCAGCTTGATGGCAATCCTACTTGTGAACCTTTCTATGATAGGTTTGAGAATGAGTTAGCTGGATGGGGTGCTACTATGGATGTGATGATTTACAATGATATTTATATTTGCTGATGGCAACCAATAAATATATAAATCTAAAAAAGGCTTTAAACGCATATGGTAAATATGTAGTTCAACAATCTAGGTCAAACCTGACTAAGTTGAAAAAGGGTGATGGCCCTTTATATAATTCTATTTCTTATGAATTAGATTCTGAAAAAGGAATTTTCTTGTTAGAGTTTTTAATGGAGGACTATGGAGAGTTTCAAGACAAAGGAGTAAGGGGTGCAGGAGGCACAAGAAAAACCACAAGCCAGTTCAATAGAAAGAACAACAAGGGAAAGATATGGAAACAAAAAGGTGGNAANAGTCCGTATAGTTTTAAAGAGGGAAGGAANCCNTCAGTNAAGCACTTTAAACAATGGTCACAATCAAGAGGACTCAATGCTTATGCAATTAGAGAATCAGTATTTCGTCAAGGATTAAAACCTTCATTCTTCTTTTCTAAACCATTCAACAAAGGCATAGAGAAATATGCAGATGAGATTTTCAATGGTTTTGTCTTAGACGTAGAAAATAAAATATTATTCGGAGAATCAAAATAAAATACAATGTCACAGAAAGCACTTAGAAGTCCACAATATATAAATGCTACCGCAGCATCAAATACATTATCAACAACATTAAAAATTAGTATTGGTGGGACATTAAGATATACTCTACTTAAAAACACAACCGCTGGAAGTAATGTTGTCTTTGAATATGCGGAACTTGCTAGAGATTATTTTACTACTTCTTTCAATGGGGTTTACGCAATTCAAGAACTAACAATTCAATTACAGATTTTTGGTTATGCAGGAGCAAATGGAACAGGCAATCCTACATCAGATATAGTTAATACTACTGTAAAAGGTGTTGATGGCTTTGGTACATTTATGGAGGGTGCTAATCCTTCAATACCATTTCCATCACGAACTGCCCCTGCTTGGTTAGTATGTTCTAAAAATAGTGCTGGAACAAGTCAGATATTTGTTCCTGTGGGAGTTGCTGGAAAAGCTCCTTATATGAAAGGAAATGGTGAAGATTATGAATTATCTTATGAAAATTACACTACTACCGAAGAAGAAATAGGTGGAGAGGGCGAAATTACTCAAGTGCTAAAAATAAACAGAGTTGATTGTTCAAAGTATGGCACAGGAAACAAGTTCACCTTTGTCAATAAGTACGGAATGCTTCAAGACATTTATTTCTTTTTAAAGAATGTCAAAAGGCTAAACAGAACAACGGAAAGTTTCCAAAGGAATATTATAAACACAACAGGAGCTGTGACTTATAATGTAAATAGTGCTGCTAAAAAACATTTTAACACAGAAGGGACACAAAGCAACATATTTAATTCAGGATATTACCCTGAAGAGGCTAATTGTATGTTTGAAGAATTGCTATTGTCAAACTATGTATGGATGACTAGACCAAGCACATCAAGTTCAGGAGTAGAGGTTGTGCCTGTAATGGTTAAGAGTTCTGATTTAGTTTATAAAACATCTTTAAACGATAAGCTAATTGAATACACAGTAGAGTTTGAGGATGCGTTTGACTACATAAACAACGTCAGATAATGCAAAAGCTACAACTGTACATAGGAGGTGAAAGAATAGACTTATTTGCAGATGAGACTGTTTCTATGACTCAATCAATTCAAAACATTAAAGACATAGAGAAGGTATTTACAGAGTTTACTCAGCCTTTTACTGTACCAGCTAGTAGTTCAAACAACAAGATATTTAAACACTACTATAATTTTAACATTGATAATGGATTTGATGCAAGACAAAAAGCATCTGCTTCTATTGAGTTAAACTTTATACCTTTTAAAACTGGATTCATACAACTAACAGGAGTAGAGCTTAAAAAAAATCTACCATACGCTTACAAGATTACTTTCTTTGGTAATACAATAAACCTAAAGGACATTCTTGGAGAATCTGAGTTGTCATCATTGACATTTCCTAATAGCTTAAATAGAGCTTATAAATACGGGA